AACTGGAGAGTAACTAAAACAACTCTAAGATTAGGTAGTAGAATCATAGGTAAGTGTATGATGGGTAGTACTTGTAATGCACTAGATAAAGGTGGTGATAATTTTAAGAAATTATATTATAACTCTGACGTAACTAAAAGAAATAAAAATGGCCAAACAGCTTCAGGACTATATTCGTTTTTTATACCAATGGAGTGGAACTATGAAGGATTTATGGATGAGTATGGCTTACCTGTGTTTGATACACCAGATAACGAGATCCACGGCCCACACAACGACATTATTGATACTGGCGTTATAGATCACTGGCAAAATGAAGCAGATGGTTTAAAAAATGATCAAGATGCATTAAACGAGTTTTACAGACAGTTTCCAAGATCTGAAGAACATGCGTTTAGAGATGAAACAAAGAATAGTATATTTAATCTAGTAAAAATATACGAACAAATAGATTACAACGAAGAAACAAATCAAGGTGTATCTACTGGTAATTTTCAGTGGGTTAACGGGGTAAAAGATTCAAACGTACAATTTTACCCAGATCCAGGCGGTAGATTTAAAGTTAGTTGGGTACCACCGTCACATTTGCAAAATAAAGTAATTGACAAAAACGGAACTAATTATCCAGGCAATGAACACATGGGTGCTTTTGGTTGTGATAGTTATGATATATCAGGTACTGTAGACGGTTTAGGATCTAATGGTGCTTTACATGGATTAACAAAGTTTAGTATGGAGGACGCGCCTCCTAGTCAATTCTTTTTAGAGTACGTGGCTAGACCAGCAACCGCTGAAATATTTTTTGAAGATGTTTTAATGGCATTAGTGTTTTATGGTATGCCAATACTTGCAGAGAATAACAAACCACGTTTATTGTATCATTTAAGAAGACGCGGTTATAGAGGTTATTCAATGAATAGGCCAGATAAAGTTTGGAATAAACTATCAACCACAGAAAAAGAAATAGGTGGTATACCAAATTCTAGTGAAGATATAAAGCAAGCTCACGCGGCAGCTATTGAAACTTACATACAACAAAATGTAGGTTTAAAGTCAGATGGAGGTTGTGGTAACATGTATTTTAACAGAACACTAAATGATTGGTCGAGGTTTGATATTACTAAGCGTACTAAGTTTGATGCTACTATTAGCAGCGGGCTTGCTATTATGGCATGTAATAGACACCTTTATCAGCCGAATAAAAAGATTCAAAAAGCAAAAGTAGACTTAAGTTTTTCAAAGTATAATAACGAAGGTTTTACTTCACAAATAATAAAATAAAAGATGAACACAAAAAGTGCACAAAATTATTTTCCAAGTCAAGTAGTCAGTGATCAAGAAAAGAACAGCTACGAGTACGGATTAAAAGTAGGTCAAGCAATTGAAGCTGAATGGTTTGGTAAGGACTTTAATTCTAATAGATTTAGTTTAAACCAACAAGATTTTCACAAGTTAAGATTATATGCAAGAGGCGAACAATCAGTTCAAAAATATAAAGATGAATTATCAATTAACGGTGATTTATCATATCTAAATCTAGACTGGACACCAGTCCCTGTAATTCCAAAATTTGTTGATATTGTTGTTAATGGTATAGCAGAAAGGGCTTATGATATTAAAGCATATTCTCAAGATCCATTTGGTGTTCAAAAAAGAACTGAATATATGGAGTCAATAATAAGAGACATGCAAACGGCAGAGTTTCAAGATGAGGCTATAAATCAGTTTGGTATTAATCTATATGAAAACGATAAAGCAGAATTACCTGGTTCACAAGAAGAGTTAGAGCTTCACATGCAATTAACTTATAAGCAATCAATAGAAATAGCAGAGGAGCAAGCAATAAACGTTTTGTTTGATGGCAATAAATACGATCAAACATTAAAAAGATTGTATTATGATATAGCGGTGCTTGGTATAGCTGCCGTTAAAAATAACTTTGATACATCATCAGGTATAACAGTTGATTATGTTGATCCTGCTAATTTAGTATACTCATACACTGAGTCTCCGTATTTTGATGATATATATTACTGTGGTGAAGTAAAAAATATACCTATAAACGAGTTAAAAAAACAATTTCCACAATTAACAAATGAAGATTTATTGGAAATAGAAGATCAACCACATCAAAATGCATACGCGGCAAATAGATACAGTTCATCATACAATGATAATAATGTTGATAATAATATCGCTCAAGTATTATATTTTAATTACAAAACATATAACAATGAAGTATATAAGTTAAAACAAACAGGTACGGGTGGTTCAAAGGCTATACAAAAAGATGATTCATTTGAAGCTGTTGGTGAAGTTCCATTTGAAAAATTATCTAACTCACTAGAAGTTCTATACGAAGGAGCATTAATATTAGGTACAAAAAAATTATTAAAGTGGAATTTAGCTCAAAATATGTTAAGACCAAAGAGTGATTATACTAAGGTTAAAATGAATTATGCTATACATGCACCGAGAATATACAAGGGAAGAATAGAATCATTAGTAAAAAGGGTAACAGGTTTTGCTGATATGATACAGCTAACTCACTTAAAGTTACAACAAGTAATGTCAAGATTAGTACCTGATGGTGTTTACTTAGATGCCGACGGTTTAGCTGAAGTTGATTTAGGTAACGGTACAAATTATAATCCACAAGAAGCATTAAATATGTTCTTCCAAACTGGTAGTATCATAGGTAGATCAATAACGCAAGAAGGTGATCCTAATCCTGGTAAAGTTCCTATACAAGAAATATCAAGTGGTAGTGGTGGTCAAAAGCTACAAAGTTTAATCACTACATACAATTATTATTTACAAATGATAAGAGATGTAACTGGATTAAACGAAGCTAGAGATGCTAGCACACCAGATGCAAACGCTTTAGTAGGTGTACAAAAACTAGCAGCTGCAAATTCAAACGTTGCAACAAGGCATATATTGCAAGGCGGTTTATTTTTAACATCAGAACTAGCAGAAAACTTATCATTGAGAATATCAGATGTTATAGAGTATTCACCAACAAGAGACGCATTTATACAAGCAATTGGCGCACACAACGTAGCAACATTAGCAGAGCTAAGTGAATTACACTTGTATGACTTTGGTATATTCTTACAGTTACAACCTGATGAAGAAGAAAAACAATTATTAGAAAACAATATACAAATGGCTTTACAAGCTAATAGTATAGAACTTGAAGATGCAATTGATATTAGAGAAGTTAGAAATATAAAGCTTGCAAATCAATTACTAAAGTTAAGACGTAAAAAGAAAATAGAAAGAGATCAAGCTATAGCACAGCAAAACATACAACAACAAGCTCAAGCTAACGCACAAGCACAACAGGTTGCCGCTCAAGCTGAAGTTCAAAAACAACAAGCTATACAAGCGCTGGAGCTACAAAACAATGCACAGCAAGCTGAACTTGACGCTAACAAATTACAACTTGAAGCTGAACTTAAAAAACAATTAATGGAGCAAGAGTTTCAGTATAACTTACAACTAAAGCAAGCTGACAAACAAGCTGCAAGGGCTATGGAAGAAGGTCGTGAAGATAGAAAAGACACAAGAGTTGTGATGCAAGGTATGGAGCAAAGAAAAACTGCTGCATCAAAAAATAAAAATTTTGAATCTTCAGGTAATGATATAATAAGTGGAGATATTGGTTTAGGAAGATTCGAACCAAGTTAATGTTTAACAAATAAATAAATAATAATGGCAATAGTAACTAATGATTGGACTGGTAAGATAACTGGATCTGTTTTTACAACAGCGTCTAGTGATGCTATAAAACCTCCTACGGGTCATGTGTTTGTAGCTATAACAGCTTTAACAGCAACAGATTTTGATAGCTCAGGTGGCTTGGTTGCAGATGACGCAACTGTTTGGGCTAACTCTGAAGGAGCAGCTAATGATGCAGATGCTGACGCTGAAACAACAAGTTTAGGATCTGGTGGTGTGCAAATAACACAAACTAATGTAGATGTTCCAGCTGGTGTAACAATTTACGGTAGATATACTGAGATCGATATAAACGCTGGACAAATTATAGCATACATAGGAAAAGCTTAAGAAATTGTACGAGAGTACATATGTTTAATTTTATAATATTATATTATGGCAAAAGATGAAAACGTCAAGATAGACGAAAAAAACGCCGAGTCACCACAAGGTGATGCTAAGGTAAAAAAACCTCGTCTTAAAAAGTTTCAACAAGATGATACACCTATAAAGGTAAATCTTGCTGAACCTAAAGAAGAAGAGGTTAAAGAAGAACAACCTAAAGAAGAAGTGAAACAAGAGGAAAAACCTGTTGTTGAAGAGATAGTAGAAGAGAAGAAAGAAGAGGTTGTTGAAGAGAAAGAAGCTCCAGTTTTAGAAGAAATAACTGACGAGAAAGTAGAAGAAAAGGTAGAAGAAGTACAGGAAGCAGTTGAAGAGGCGATTGAAAAAGCAGAAGAAGCTGGGGAAGAGTTACCAGAAAACATCCAAAAGCTTATGAAGTTTATGGAAGAAACTGGTGGTGATCTTGAGGATTATGTTAAATTAAATCAAGACTATAGTAAGTTTGATGACACAGCGTTATTAAGAGAATACTATAAACAAACAAAACCACATCTAGCAAGTGATGAAGTAGATTTCTTAATGGAAGATAACTTTACTTACGACGATGAGGCTGATGATCCAAAAGATATCAAGCGAAAGAAATTAGCGTTTAAAGAGCAAGTTGCCGACGCTAAAGCCCAATTAGACAGGCAAAAGTCTAAATACTATGAGGAAATTAACGCTGGTGTTAAGTTAACACCTGACCAACAAAAGGCTGTTGATTTTTTTAATAGATACAATGAAGAACGAAGTAAGCAGGATAAGATTGTAGAAAAACAAAAAACTACATTTGATCAAAAAACTAAAGATGTATTTAATAAAAACTTTAAAGGTTTTGAATATAGCATAGGTGAGAAAAGATTTAGATTTAATGTTAAAGATGCAAGTAATGTCAAAGAGCAACAAGGTGATATTAATAATTTTGTTAACAAATTTGTTGACAACAAAAGTAATACCATATCTGATGCAAAAGGATATCACAAATCTTTGTTTACAGCAATGAACGCTGACGCTGTTGCGAATCATTTTTACGAACAAGGTAGAGCTGATGCTATAAAAGATAGTATCGCAAAAGCAAAAAATGTTAACATGGATCCTAGACAAGGTCTTGGTGAAGTTGAAGCAGGAGGCCTTAAAGTAAAAGTTTTACAAGACAACGATATGAGTTCATTTCGTTTTAAACCAAAATCAAAATAAATTTTAACAATTATAAATATAAATAATTATGGCAGCAATTACTCCAACAGGTGGATCGGCGTTAAATAGCGTACCTTCACCAGTTAAAGCGGCAATAACTACTAACTATTTAGATTTTACATCTGGTAGTAATGACTGGTCTCAGCAGTACTTACCTGATCTAATTGAACAAGAAGCAGAAGTATATGGTAAAAGAACTATATCTGGTTTCTTATCGGCAATTGGGGCAGAAGAGGCAATGAGCTCAGATCAAGTGGTTTGGACAGAACAAGGTAGGTTACACCTTTCGTATAAAGTAACAGGATATGCAACAGGATCCAACACTGGTGACCTTACTTTAGGTGCGGCTCCAGGATCAAGCGCAGCAGCAGCAGCTACTCACGGTATCAGAATTGGTCAAACAGTTCTAGTATCTGATGGTCAAGCTAATGCAGTAGTATTTAGAGCGTTAGTAACGCACTTACCAGCAGGTAATAAAATCACAGTAGCTCCTTATACAACAGGTCATGCTTCAGGTGATATTGCAGATGTTTCAGGTATCAACACAACAACTCTAGCAGCAAGTGGTAGAGTATTTGTTTATGGTTCTGAATTTGGTAAGGGAACTAATGGTATGGGCGAAACTGCTGGTAACAACCCAGTTATGCCTCAGTTTACTACGTTTAACAACAAACCAATTATCTTAAAAGATCATTATTCAATTTCTGGATCTGATACTTCAAGAATCGGTTGGGTTGAAGTTGGCGCAGAAGACGGTACTTCAGGATACTTATGGTATCTAAAAGCAGAAGCTGAAACTAGATTAAGGTTTGCTGATTATCTTGAAATGTCTCTTTTAGAGTCAGAAAAAGGTACAGTCGGTGGATCGGTAGCAGATTCAACAATTAACGGTGCAGGAGAATCATTCGGTACTGAAGGTTTGTTTAAAGCTATCACTACAAGAGGTCATGTGACTTCAGGTATTGCAGGAACTAGTGCAGTAGATGACTTAGGATCTTTTGATGAGATTCTTAAAAAGTTTGACGAGCAAGGTGCTATTGAAGAGTACATGCTTTATTGTAACAGAACAGTATCATTAGCAATTGATGATATGTTAGCAGCTCAGAACTCTTACGGGTCTGGTGGTACATCTTACGGTGTATTCAGCAACTCTGAGGATATGGCATTGAATTTAGGTTTCTCTGGATTTAGAAGAGCATCATATGACTTCTACAAATCAGATTGGAGATATTTAAATGATATTTCATTAAGAGGTCAAGACGCTTTCAATGATATCAGAGGTGTTTTAATCCCAGCTGGTACTTCAACAGTATATGATGAAGTAGTTGGTAGAAGCATGCGAAGACCTTTCTTACACGTAAGATATAGAGCTTCACAAACTGATGACAGGAGAATGAAAACATGGATAACAGGTTCAGTAGGTGGAAACATCACATCTGATCTTGATGCTATGGAAATCAACTTCTTATCAGAAAGATGTCTAGTAGTACAAGGAGCTAATAACTTCATGTTACTTAACTAATACTTTTTAAAAGAGTTAGGCGCTTCGGCGCCTAGCCCTTTTTATTTTTTTAATATTTAATTTTATTATATCATGGCAAAAAAACAAACAAAAAAAGCGGTAGCTATAGAAGAACCTGTAGTTGCTGTAAAAGAACAACCTAAGAAAAAAGATTCTTGGGAAATGAAGGATAGGAATTACTATTTACTTAGAGATTTAAATCCTTTAACATACACTATAAGATCAAGAGGTATATTTTATTTTGATGAAGAGAAAGGATATGAGAGGGAGTTAAAATATACAATCAACCAAAGAACACCATTTGTAGATGAGTTCAAAGGTGATGCAAGACTTGGTCATATTGTATTTGAAAATGGTGCACTATATGTACCAAAAGAAAAACAAACATTACAGAAACTATTATCACTATATCATCCAGATAGAAACACTTTGTTCCAAGAACAAAACTTAGTTAAAGAAGCTGAAGATGATATGGATTACCTTAACTTAGAAATAGAAGCTTTAAATCTAGCTAGAGACATGGACGTTGATAGAGCAGAAGCAATACTAAGAACAGAACAAGGTAGTGAAGTTTCAAAGTTAACTTCTAAAGAACTAAGAAGAGACATATTAGTGTTTGCTAAACAAAATGCAGAATTGCTTATTGAGTTAGCAAATGATGAAAATGTTCAGCTTAGAAACTTTGGAATCAAGTGTGTTGAATTAGGATTAATAACTTTATCTGGAGACAACAGGGTCTTTACATGGGCCAAGACAGGTAGAAAAGTTATGAATGTTCCTTTTGATGAACATCCATATTCAGCTTTAGCAGCTTGGTTTAAAACCGATGAAGGTTTAGAAGCTTACAACAATTTAGAAAAAAGATTAAGCTAATTAATCACTTTATAGAGTAGTCACTCTATTGGGTGACTACACTATATAAAAAGAAATTATGGCAGTAAATATAAACACAGTATATACTAGAGTTCAGTCAATTGCAAACAAAGAGCAAAGAGGTTATCTTACGCCTATTGAATACAACAGATTTGCAAATCAAGCACAATTAGAAATATTTGAACAGTACTTTTTTGATTTAGATCAGTATCTAAGAAGACCAGGTAATGACACTAGACATGCAGACTCTGTAACTAGTTTACAAGAAAAAATAGCATTGTTTGAGGTTTTTGACACTGATTTAGGTTCATACAGTAGTGGTTATAGTTTACCCGCAGCTCTTCATAAACTATCAACAGTTGAATACTATGTCAGCTCTACAGAAGCTCATGAGTGTGAAACTGTAACAAAAAAAGATTTTAGATTATTATTAAAGAGTAATATATTATTACCTACAGATACAAATCCTATATACACAAGAACAGGAAATACAATTAAAGTTTACAAAGGCAAAGCAACAACACCATTTTACGAAGAACTAACAACAGCATCAAAGGTTAAAGTTGATTATATAAAACAACCTACAACAGTTAACTGGGCTTATTATTTAGATGCAAACAACGATGCTTTATATAACGCAACAGGATCAACTAACTTTGAGTTACACGGATCAGAAGAACCAGCTTTAGTTATTAAAATATTAGAACTAGCAGGTGTCGCAATGAAGTCAACTGATGTTTACCAAATAGGTGACAAAGAAAATATTGAAGATATACAACAACAAAAAGGATAATTAAATGGCAGGATTATTTCAAAAAACACAAGAAGCATATTACCAACAAAGTCAAAGTACTTTTAGTACAGAGCCAAATGGTAGTCAACGAGCGTTTACTTTAACAACTGTTTTCTTTCCTAGCATACCAAGTGCTAAGACAGATATCAGAGTTTTTGTTAACAGCGTTGAAATAGATACTGATAATTATAGTTACGATGGATCTACGGGTGTAATAACTTTTTCAGGTAATACAAACAACACTAATGAGCTTGAAAGTAATGGAGCACCAAAAGCAAATGCTACATTAAGAGTACAAGAAAGAGCATTAGGTGAAAGCTTTGGTACATATCAATACGTTTCATTAGATGATGTTGTAAATAACTTTTTAATAGCTTATGTAGGTGAAAACAAAGTAATACCAAAAGTAAAAAGAACAGATGTTTTATTTCATGCTAGAAGAGGTTTAGCTGAGTTTAGTTATGACACTTTAAAATCTAGAAAATCACAAGAAATAGATGTGCCACCATCTCTTATAATACCTCTACCTCATGATTATGTTAATTATGTTGGTTTACAATTAGTTGATGGACAAGGTATATATAAAAGATTATACCCTACAAGATATACAAATAACCCCACATCTTTATTACAAGATGATAATTACGATTATCTATTTGATGGTGATGGCAATGCTTTAACAAAATCACCTTCAGAAGCATGGAATAAATTTAAAGAAGCAAACAACACAGGTACAGAAACAACATCAAGATCATTGAATCTTAGTGACGACACAGATATAGAATTTAGGTTTAATGAAGGTAAACGATATGGAATATCACCAGAGTTTGCACAGGATAACGGTACTTTTTATATTGATGAGGTACAAGGTAGAATACACTTAAGTGGTGATTGTAGTGGCCATCATTTAGTTATTAATTATATATCAGACACATTAGGAACTGATGGTGAAATGCAAATACATAAGTTTGCTGAAGAAGCTTTATATAAACATATAGCATATGCAATAGCTAGCACACACACTTCAGTTCAACCAACATACGTTGCTTTATTAAAAAAAGAAAGATTTGCAGCACTACGTAATGCTAAAATAAGATTATCAAATCTTAAATCAGAGGAGTTAGCTCAGATAATGAGAAACAAATCTAAATGGATTAAACGCTAATAGAATATGCCAGAGTTTAGACGAGAATTTTTAAAATCCAAGATGAATAAAGACTTGGATGAAAGACTAGTACCACCAGGTGAATACAGAGACGCCTTAAACATTGAAGTTTCAACATCAGAAACTTCTGATGCTTTTGCTATAGAAGCGTCAAATGGTAATTCTAAAATAACAGCATCAACAGTCTTTGATGGCTACACTAACCCTAAATGTATTGGAGCAGCGAGAGATACGGAGAATAACAAGATATATTGGTTTGTTACGTCTGATAATAAAGATGCTATATTAGAATACGACGCAAACTCAAGCGTAGTATCACCTGTTGCTGTTGCTGTTAAGGCAACTAGCGATGTTTTTAAGTTTAGTGAAAACTTTTTAATAACAGGTATAAACATAATTGATGATCTATTATTCTTTACTGACGACAACTCTGAACCAAAAAAATTAAATATAAATAGATTTAAAGCAGCTACTAATGGTGACTTTGATACGCATACACAAATATATGGTGGTAATTTATTGGAAGAACATGTTACTACAATAAAGAAATATCCTAAGTCTTCACCAAATTTATCTATAAAAAGAACATTAAGAGATGGTATAGTTGATTCAACTTTTATAGATACAGATGGAGATAAGTTTGTTGAAGCTGATGAGTCAACAACACCAAAAGCTATAGGTAGTGAGATTGTTTTAGTTTTGTCAGGTCAACCAGATTATAAAGAAAATGACATATTAAAGGTTACAACAACTGATAACTCAACTGTATATACAGCAAGAGTTAGCATTAAGTCTATAGATGATATAAGCAGCACTAGTCAAACAATAACAGTTATATTATTATCAACGTCAGATGAAATGTTAAGCTCTGATAAACAATTGTGGAACATTGAGCTTGAAGAAGGTGATTCGTTTTTTCAAGATAAGTTTCCTAGGTTCGCGTATAGGTGGAAATATAACGATGGTGAGTATTCTGCATTTTCACCTTTTACAGGTGTAGCGTTTATACCTGATGACGAAGATTTTATATACAACATGGAAGAAGGCCATAATGTTAATATGGTTAACAACGTTAGAAAAATTACTTTAAATACTTTTGACACGTTACCAGCTGATGTAATAGAAGTTGATGTGTTATATAAAGAATCTAACGCCGCTAATATTTATTTAGTTTCTACATTAAAAAATAAAGAAAAGTCTATAACAATCACGTCTGAACAAATAGAAAAAACTATTGAATCAAATCAATCATTAAGACCTTATGATAATGTACCACGTAAAGCTAAAGCGCAAGAGATTACAGCTGGTAGATTAATGTATGGTAACTACCTTCAAAACAATACATTTAGAGAAGCTGTTAAAATAAAATTAACAAATACGCCTACAGAGGTTGATAGGGACTCACCTCAACCATCTGCTAAAAGCTTACGAACATATCAAGTTGGTGTTGTTTACTTAGACGAGTTTGGTAGACAGTCACCTGTTTTTACTGGCACAGATAGTTCTTTAAAATTAGATGGAACGTACGCCGATAAAAAGAATACGTTAAAAGCAAAGATTAA